ACTGCCAACGTTGATTTTCTGATTCTTTGTAATAAGTATTAATTTCTGTGCTTGCAAGTCTTAAAGCATTTTTATGTGCTGAACGATAAACTCCTTGCCCTGGATTATAAGCTTGAGCATTTTTACTTAGATGTAATTGTCCTTTAACATCGCGAACTCTTCTAAAAAGCTTTTCGGGTTCGTTAAGATATTGTTTAATATCTAGTGCTAATACTTGAGCAGAATCACCATTTTTTAAAGCTATTTCTAACGAATCAATGATATTTGTTTCAAAGTTTTTAGAATACTTCCAAACACGATCAGATAACTTAAATTGAGTTAATCTTGATTTGCGTGCTTGCATATAATCATCAAGATTATTACTTCTAAATAGTTGCTGAGTAGCTTTATTTAGTTTATCAATATCAAAATAAGTTTCAACGAATTTTGTTGCGGTTCCTTGCGCTAGCATCCATTGTTCTTTTGTTGCAGAATTGATTTTATTTTCTAAATCGATTGAAAGCTGTTTCGTTAGCTTTTCAATTTCTTTTTTTAATTGTGGAGTTAAGGTATCTAAATCAATATTTTCGTTTAACTGATACAATGAAATTACTTTCGAAATGTATTTTTGAAATAACTTTTCGATTTGTTGCAAGTTTTTTCCAGCTGCTATTCTTGCAAGTTTTTCATCTTGGATTATGAATTCTTCGATTGACATTTATTGTTCATCTTTTTAATTAATCGTTGAGTTTTCGCTCTTTGATCAATTATTATATTAATACAGGCATGACATTGTTTTTTACAAGGTTCAGGAAATAAAATATCTTGTTTCTGTTTTTCTGTTAATGGTAAAGATTGAAGTTCATGATTTACTTCATTCCACTCATCAATTGAAAAATCTTCATGTCCAGAATGATGTTGACAATAGAAGTTTGTATCTGTCTTCATTTGATGGTTATTTGATAAAACCTACCATCGGTATTACCGATAGCAGGTTGATTATTTAATTTTTAATCTTCTACACTCATTTCTTCAACCAATCCTTTAATAGCATCATCAATATCAGAAATGTATTGTCCAATAATTTCTAAGCTATCGTTCGTTGATTCATCAATGAAATTCTCATTTTTCGATAAAAGTTCCAATGCTCCTTTAGCGCCAGAAAGCATATCAATTTTAATTGAAGTAAAAACTACTTCTTTTTGATCTTCATCAACTTGAATTGATGATTCGATTTCCTTCTCAAATGATTCTAATAATTGTTCTATCATAATATTAATTTTTAATCTGTTACAGGATTAAAATAATCCACATTATTAGCATCCCTTTCCTCTTGCTTAATCTTCTCGTAATCCTCAGTATCTTGACCTTGCCAATTCTTAACCGACTTCTCGTGAGATTCTAAAGGTTTATTTCCGTTTTTAAGTAAAGCTATTTCTACTTGTTCTTTTTCGTTTTCAACCATGAATGGTACAATCTCTGGCTCGATAACGAGATTGTCAATTGCAGATTTCCAAGCTGGATTTAATGTTGCAAGGATTCGTTTAATGATATTAATTCGACGTTGCAAATACTCGTCATAGATTTCTCTTTTCTCCATTACTTTAAGGTGTGCATCAAGAAAAAGCATTTTTAAGGCAGTTCCAGAAAGAGCACCTAAAGATTTAACTTCATCAAATGAGATATTTGGAGTTTGAGAGAATAATTGAATGTTCTTTACAAGATTGTCGATTTCAAGTTTTATAGAATCTGTAGCTTGATCCCAAGATAAATAATTCATATCTGAATCTTTGTCAAGTTCAACCCCTCCTCCTGGTCCTTTGTTTAGATAATTTTTAAGTTTACCAATTACTTTAAGAATTGGATAAGCATTTCGATCATTCACTTCTCCATGATCAGAAACCAATACTTCAATCCTTTCGATTAAATCTTGTACATCATACCAAGAAACATTTTCTTGTTCACCAAAGACAGCAGGAATCTTTTCTAGTACTTGCTTTTTAGGATACCCCTCTACAAGCTCCCATTCTTTAAAATTCTCGAATAAATAAGTAAATTTTTGCGTGTAAACTTCAAAATACTCAACCTCTTTTCCTTCAATCTTTTTAATGTAATTACGAGAGAAACAAATCATATCATCGAAATCATCTTTACACGGATATAGTTGACTACTATTTTTTAAAGACAATAACATTGCTTTGATTTTCATCTTAGTTTTAAATCCGTAAGAATCATGTTCTTCGCCTTCTTTCAAATACCAAAGCTCACCTCCTTCTGTAAAAGAACCAATTGATTCAGCAAGCTTTCGATTAAATGAAGGTTCTTTGATGTCGTGCAAAATTCTTTCAATCGCTTTTAAGACAGCTTTTTCGGTTTCATCATTTGGATTAGCTCTTAAAATTGGTTGATTACCGAAAATCATAGCTTTTTCTTTTCGAACAATCCATTTTTGATAAGCTAAAGCAATAGAAATAACATCTTTGTTTTTATCTTTTTCATCCTTATTCTTAGGCCGTCTAAGAATAGGATTCATTATATCATGCTGCTTTGGATCTAATTCCTTTTTAGCTTTTTCAATGATTTTGGTTTTATCTTTATCTTGTTTTAAGGCATCGATAATCTTTTGTATTGGTGAGTCTTCGGGTATATTTAAAAGTTTACATAGTTCGTTCATTTATATTTTAAAAGTTCAATCTTGATAGTATATCTTCGGTATTTTCAATTGTATTACTTACCACGTTATGCGGCAATACTTCAATACCAATATATCTTAATGCGTCCATTGCGTGATTATAATCGTCGATAGGTCTATTTAATTTCTTTCCTGTTTTGTCAACGTCCCAACAATATTTTCTAAATTCTTCGATAATATTCGTCGAGCGTTCAGTAATTTTGAAATGATGATTTTGTAAAACTTCAATACCGAACATTATCGAATCACGTCCTTTGCTTGCTGGCTCAATATAAAAGCCATAGGAATTTATTTCATCAATTGATTTAGGTTCTGCCGAATCAGCAACCATTTTATCCTGTTCAGTAAATCCTTCTTTTTGAAGTTTACGAGCAATATTTCTGTTCGACATACCTGTTTTATACTCGACTTCATCAATGTAATATTCATTATTAAATTGATATAATGCAGGAATAGCAGTTGGATCATTCGTATATCCAAAGTCAATTCCTAATCCAAGTAATTTTGCTCCGTTTGGAATTTCTTTCACCTTTGACCAATCGCTAAAAATAACCCCTTCTAAAGCTCCAAGTAATCCAAGCCCGTAAACCTTCCACCAATTCGACCAATATTGATTCTTAATATTAGTTTCATTAAATAGTTTATCAATTGATAATAATGGATTATAAAAACCTTTTGTACGTGCTTTCTCAAGCTCCTCAACGATAGTCTGCGGTAATGCTTCGTTATCTTTGTAGGTAAGCGTCAACCATTCAACATCGTTATTATCTTTTTCAGATAATTCTTCGTGTGCCCAAAATTCATTAGAAGGGTTAAAGTCTATCCAAATTTCATGTGATGTACGAATAGCTAACTGATGATAAGTATCGAATCGAATATTGTTCGCTTCATTCATGTAAAGAATGTTACGACGTGGACCACGAACACGTTCCTCGTTATCTACTGAGAAGAACTCAATATAACTTCCGTTTGAGAAAGTATAAGTAAGTAAAGTTCTATTGTAATTCTTATCAATATAACGCCCTGTAGCTTTCATTATCTTCAAGAAGTCTTTCAAAGCTCCTTTTCGCAAATGCGGTACTGACTCAGAAACAACGGATATTTCCAGCATTGGAGTTTTTGCGGCTTTATCGATTAGAATTGGTAAAATACCAAATGTTTTTCCTGCAGAAGAACCTCCTGGAATAACACGAATACGCTTTTTAAGTTTTCGTAACTTCTTAATAGCTGTCGTGTATCGAAATCCGTTGAATTCAATTACAGGTCTAATCATCTCCGAATAATGGTTGTTCTATTTTTAAAGTTGTTTCAACTTCTTGTTTTTCTCGCCATTTTGCTGGCTGTCTATTTTTTAACCAAAATATTGCTGCGGTTGTGTCTGGTGGGTAATGTTTAATTGTTGGAACTATCAAAGGAACTCCTTGATCGTTGAATATTTTATCCTCTTCATGTTCATATCCTAAAGCACGATTATAAAGTTTATTTGCAACGTTTGCATCTGCATACTCTTTTCCCTTTTTTATGGACTGAAAAAATTCAGGAAATTCAACCTTCCAATTATTAATTGTTCTTTCATCAACATTAAAAAAGTCACCTATTTCTGAATCAGTAGCACCTAACAAACAAAGCTTATATACCTGTTCATTATATTCAATTTTATAATCAGTTGGTCTTCCTACTTTATTCTTCTCAACATCATCAGCCAAATCATTAATAGATTTATCTAAACCAAGAAATCCCTCAGCTTGACTAAGAGTAATTGATTTTACATTAGTTAAATCATTAGGAAGCTTAACCTTTTCTCTACCAAGAATAACCCAAAGTAAACCTTTGGAATCCTTCTTGATTTTTATATCAGATGATTTCCATTCTTTTACGATTTGTGATTTACTTTGTTTTGCCATTGGTTAAACTTTATCTATTACTTGGTTATTTGTGATTATTTGCATCACGTCATTATAGTTTCTGCGATACTCTGGAGTGAATTTAAAAAGATCGTCGTGCTTTTCGACAATGAGTTCAATCGTTTTAATTGCTTTGTTTATTTTTTTTGAAATAAGTTTCTTTTCGATTTTATATGAAAAGCAAATAGTAACATAGATTGCTCTAGCATAAAATAAATGAGTTCTCCTGTCATTTAAAGCATAATCTTGAAGGTTTAATCCTGTTACAATATTGATTGCTTTTTCAATTTCCTCAAAGATTAATTGTGTTGAAGTTTTTGGAGCCGAATCAGCATATTCAATTTTATATTTTTTTTGTTCAGCTCTAAATTTTTAAACAATAAGCTCTTCATCATTTATCCAATCATTTGGAAGAAATAGATACTGCTCATCTTCCAAAATCTCAATCCTTTTTGAAAGGTCCGGGATTAAAGATGTTTGAACATTCTTTGAGTTAAATCTATTTACTTTTTGATCCATGAATAAAAATAAAAAAGGCAGTAAATAGCGCTTTGCTACTTACTGCCTAATTATTAGCGCCTTTGATTATATAAAATTTAAAATTCATTTTTAAATAAAAGACTGACTACTAAACTTCATCAGTCTTTAAATACCCGAAACATTTCTTTTAACAGAAATAGTGGAAAAGAAAGGGCTCGAACCTTTGACCTTTGGAGCTTCAATCCAACGCTCTACCTACTGAGCTACTTATCCAACCAACAAAACACAAAAAAATATATGTAAAAAATTCACCTTCCAAATATTAAAAGCATCGCGTCTCGTTGCTCTTGGTTTGTTCTTTTTTTTATTCCTGTAATGAGTGAAAAATCCTTGTTATCTCTTTTTTTAGTGGTTGGTTTTACCTTAAAATGAGTTAAGTTTAGATATTCACACATTTCAACAATCTTATAAGCTACTTCATGGTTTCGTCCTGTTCGGTTTCCTATATTCGCATTTATAGAAGCTGAACCTTTTTTAAGTTTATGCCAATTGGATTTATTTAAAAAACCACATTCGACAAAAACTTTTATTACATCAGTGCCAAAATCATTTTTTAATGATTGCAACTTATCATAAAGCTCAAAGAACGTTAGGTTTGCTAACTCATAATTTTTGTTATGAATTAAAGCAAAACCATTTTTCTCAACATCTGGATCTATTCCGACTAAAATCATATAAAAAACCTCCTATTTTCATAAGAGGTTTAAAAATCAAGTTCAATTGATGTTAGCCACAAAACCCCTTTCGTTGAATATTGATTCAAATATGCTTTAAGAGTCTGAATTAAAAAAGAATAATCGTATAAAAAACATGTTTTTTTGGTGAAATTTCTGTTTTTGTTTACGGGTGTGTTGTATAGTGTACAAGGGTGTAAATTTTATGATGTTTTTGCGCTGAATTTATATTTTATTTCTTTTTGAAGTTTTTTAAATTCTACTTTTCTTTTTTGGGATAAATTATTGTAATTCCCATTTGAGAAAGTTTTTAATTTATCCGATTCAGTGCAGAAAACTGCTTTTACGTTAAACATTTTCATAATCTAGAATTATATAAATCGTTTGCTTTTTTGATTGCTTGAATGGTTGCTTGTTTATACTCTCTTAATCCTTTATTCCAATAACAATCAAAGAAGCAATAATCCCATAAGGGTGAATTTTTATTATATTCAATCGAATCAAAAAACTCAATTATTAAGGCGTTTTGAAATAGTTCAGATAAAGAGTTAAAATACTTTTCTCTATCTTCAATTGTGAATAGATTATTTAAACTTATCCACTCCAAAAACTTTTCTTTTGCTTTTCCTGTTAAAATCATAATCCTATTTGTTTTAGTGCTAATTGGGTTAATGTTATTTCTACAGAAAACTTTAATAAACTTTCAATTGTAGTTTTAGTTTTGTTTTTTAAAACCCTTAAATAAACTCCGTTTTTATCCTCGATTATATAGAAATTAGATTTATTTTTAATTAAACTCAATTCACCATCAAATTCAAACAACACTCGCTCTTTAGCTTGTTGGTATTTTTCAAGTACTTTGTAGTATTCATCTTCCCCTTCCTCGTACATCCATCCACTTTGTTCCTCTTGATGATTAGAAAAGTAATAACCGTATTTTTCCATAGTCGTCTCTTCCAAAACATTATCCTCTTCATCACAAGGAACTAACATTCCAAGTTTTAAAGGTTGTTCAATAAAATGATCATAATTATCTCTTAGTCGTCTGTATTCAGAATCGGTTTTATCTTTTAAAGATTTTCCGAAATTTTTGCTTGACGTAAGTTTAAAAGAATTGATTTCTTCTTGTTGGAGATTTGCACCTGTAATCAAATCATCCATTTGGTTTTCCATGTATTCCATTGGTTTATATGTATTGGTTTAACAATTCTTCTTTTGTTGAAAAAATTTTATCTTCTTTTATGTTTTTAAACAACACATCCTGGTAATCATCAACATAACCGTATCCTAATCCATACATAATTTGAGTGAATTCTTTTTTAATATCACTATAATAATGACTAAAATCAATTCTACTGATTTCTAATTCTTGAATCTCGTTATCTTGTATTGACCAAACCTTTTGACCAAACTTGAATTTCAATTCTAATTTTTCCATAGTTTTGAATTTTTAAAAATTTTATTATTTTTGAAATACATTTAATTAGACTCTTTCAACTTTTAATCCCAAAAGTTTAGTCTCAAGCCCTTTTCGGAGGGCTTTTTTATTGGTGTATATTATTTTTTAAAAGTTTAGTTTTAATTGTAAATCTTCACTAACTAATTGATTGGTTTTTACTCTGATTAAATCAAGAAAAACATTATCTGTACACCAATGACCACATTCAAAAAGGTGTACTGAAAATCTCTTTTCTATAAGTTTAAATTTTTGTTTTGAATTCGTGTATTGATAATATTCTCCTATGTAAAAATTCATCTTATCTGCTTTTTTAAATTCAACAAAATACAATACCACTTCACCCAATCATCTTTGAGTTCTCCTGTGGTTATGCTTCGAATATTATTTGGCTTTGTTAAGTAGGATCTAAACGATTTGAAGTAGTTTTCTGGATCTTTTACGAACATCCCAGATTCAAGTCTAAATCCTTGTTTTGGTCTTTTGTTGTAGAGAGTTTTTATGAGGGTAATAACCATGTCAATCAATTCCTCATTTGTTTTTTCGGTGAGATCATCAATTTGGTTAAGTTCCATTCTGTAAAATTGTTTTATTTAACCAATTACAAACTATAACATTACACACTCTTTGATGAGCCTTTACTTTAAGTGTTTCGTTAAATTCTCGAATGATTTTTTTTGCACTTAACGGATCTTTTTCTTCTGCCAATTTCAACTCTTTTTCATTTTTCAATTTCATTTCTTCTTTTTCAAAGAGTGAATAATATTGTTTTTCGCTAGGTTTAAATTGATTTGGGACACTTTTAATCAAAAGATGAGCATTTATATATCTGTGAGATTTTCCTTCTCTTATTTCGCTTAAAATTGTTTCCCGATATTCTTGCTCGATTTTTTCTTCGTCAATTTTAAATTCGATTTGATGAGAAGCTGGTTTTCTTGAAAGGTTATGCTCCATTGCTTTTTTTTGCTTCCACTTGCAGTATTTCTTAAGAATTTCAGCAACATATTCGGTCCCGTAAAACTGGTAATGCTGCGATTTTTCCTCAAAGTATCCAAAACGATCCATTTTTAAAGCAGAAACAATTTCTTCTGGAGTTAACATCCAAAACATTTTTAAAATCATTTCGGAAATATCATCAAGAACAAATTCTCCTGGTAAATTTTCATCTTTGATCCCCTTGAGAGTTGCATCTTGGTAAACAGATGCTTCGATTATTGTTTTCGCGTCATTGATCGGATATTCAGAAATTCGAGAAAGATCATAACTTCGCTTAAGTTCGTTGAGCGGACTGTAACTCTCTTTCTTTTCTACGACGTTCAAGGAATTCTCCTGCCTTGTCAACATCAACTCTTCCGGCTTTATTTGGACTTGGTGATTCTGATTTTCCATTTTTTGAAGATTTTAAATTAGATTCTTTTTGGTTTAACACCCATTGAGGATTAAAGTTTACCCATCCATTGAAAGCGCAAGCAAAAACTCCTTCTTTTACAGAAATGTTATTTTTCTTGCATTCGAGGATGAATTTTTCAGCATAATACCGAGTTGTAGCTTTTCGTTCATCGATTCGTTTTCTGAACCACTCAGACACATCAGCATAATCAGCTCCGTTTTCAACTAAGAAATTTTTGACGCTTTCGAGTTCTTTTTCTTTTTTCGCGGAACTTTTTTCTTTTTCTTCTTGAAAGTTTTTAAAAGTTGAATTTTGGCTTTCGGAATTTTCTTTTTCGAAATTTTCCTCGCGCGTGTTGGTTGGTTTTTCTAATAATACTTTAGTATTATTATTTACTTTACTTTCCTTTGTTGAATTTTCGGTCAACAAAACATGAACACTTGTTGAAGATTCATTCAACACTTGTTCAACACTTGTTGAATTTTGTTGAATTTTTCGTTTTTCAGCAGTTTTTTTACCCGCCTCTCTTCTTTTTCCTCTGATAACTTCTAAAGGTTTCATTCTGTCTAAAAAAGATTTAGAAAAGAAAGATTTATTATCTTCAGTAAATTCAAATAAACCAAAATCTTCAACTATTGATTTTACTAAATCAGATCCAACTCTAAAATCGAACGCTAGAACATTGTAATCTTTTAATAGAATGTAGTCGGAGCTTTCAAGCATTTTCTCAAGAATCATAAAGTAAACAGCATACCCTTCTGCTTTATGTTTCATTCTAACGGCAATCATCTTATCGTCGTTACGAGCGCCACCATCGTGACTAAAATAAAATTTGTTTTTTGCCACAGATTTAGTTTTGTTTAATCAGCTCCTTTAATTTCTCGCAAGCTCTGTTTTTGATTATGACGCGTTCGTTTACGTTGCAACCTGTAAAGATTTCACCAAAACAATGCTCACCTGTTTTAGTCTGAACGATAATATTAAACTGCATAGGACTTTCGTAATGTTCAACTTTGAATCCTTTGGCTTGTATAGTTTGTTTTAATTGTTCTATTTCCATAGTGGTAAGTATTATTTGAATTTGTAATAAAGTGCGACGATAAGCACCGCGATAATTGATGAAGAAAGAAGAAGCCAAAACAGCTTCTTATCTTCTTTTTCGTATTTAGTCATAGATTAGTAAATTGGTGGCTTTGTTTTTTCGATTGGTTGGTAGTGGGTGATTTCGTTAATATATTTTAATCTACTTAACTCTTGTGGACTTCTTTTTTTTATAACTCCTTCTATATAATTTTTTCCATTATAAAAACAAGTCCTACATTCAATAACTTCTTTCGGCAAATCCTCTTCACTTTCTATTTTTACCCAACCATTATTATTTTCTATACCTTGTAGGGATTTTGGTCTATAACAATCTATATCATGTAAAATATCCATTTGTATGCAATCTAATAGAGTTCCATTATTGTTAGTTATTTCATTATAATGCAACCAACCATTATTGTTTATAGCTGAAAACTTTGCTGAATCTCGCAATTGATTCCAATATTCACCATACGCTTGTTTAATTGCTTTACATTTAGCAATAATATTTTTTGCTTCTTTAACAAATTCTTTAGCTGGTATAATCTTTTTTTTCATCACGCTTCCGAATTAAAATAAACCTTGTAATAAAACATCTTCTTTTCATCATCATAACCTCTTTCAAGATTATCTGCAGCGCATTCGGAATTCAATAAATCAAGATTAATCTTAGCACCTGTATCAAGTTTTATTTCAGATTTGATTTTCTTTGCTTGAGTGATTAATACTCCAGAATCAACTTCGAAATCTTTATCAAGTTTTATATCTCTTTGATTCAGATATTGATTGAATTCTTCTTTATAATCTCCTAAAGTTTCATCTACGATTTCAATATTCATGAATTCGTGGTTCGACAATAAATCAATTGAATTTGAAAGAAATTCAGCTTGGTCCTTTTTGTTAGTTTTATCTAAAACAACATCAATTGCAAAGTCGTTGATTGTTTCAAGAAACTTTTTTGTTTGCAAAGCTGGATTTGTAACAGGTTTCACTTCTAGGAAATTCTTTGTCCAGAATTCAGATTCAACGTTGTTGTCGTCAATTGTGTAAACTCTAAATCCTTCATCACGATATGTATCAAGAATTAAAACTCCTTTATCTAACTTATCAAGTTTATAGCCTTTTAAGACATTATAATCAATCGTTTCTCTTTCATCAAATCTTAAAAATTTAGACTTGTTTTCAAGTTTGTAAATTCCAATAGCATTACAAGGAATTCCATCAAATTGAGCATTGTTTAATTGTACTGTAAAAACTTCACCACTTTTAATTTGCGGATGCAACGATTGATCGTACAATGTTTTTAAAACTTCATTTGAAAAATCAACAAAATCAATTTCTTCATCGAATGCAGATTTACATAAGTTATAAACTTTATTAAATTCAAGTTTATCCGTGTAGTGAGCAAATTGCTTTAATTCAAGGTTTTTTCTGAATGGTCCAAATAAGAAAGGAATTAATTGTTCTTCCTTTGACTCGTCAAATTCAGTTGTTTTTGAAGCGAAAATGTTAGCTTCTTCTCTTACTTTGTGTCCTACTTTTTGTAGAACTAAATGCTCTATATATGCGTTTTTTAATTCTTTCATGATTTTATCATCTAAAATTTAGGTTTTGCATTTCTGCTTTGTTTTTACTTACAATAGTTCTACACCAATCAATTTGATGTGTAACTGTTCGATTTAATCTTTCTGACCAATTAATCAAATAGTTTTCATCTTTGCAAAGACTATCAACATACTTATTTGCTACTGATGCAGATAATTGCGAAATCTTTCGAATCTCATCCATAAAAGCAGAATTAAGCTTACTGTCTTTGTGATATTTTGAATCAGCTAAAAGCTTTGTAGTTCGTGCGAGATAAGCAATCAAATCATTTCCTCTCTGAACTATTTCATTTACATCTTCGCTTGGAGTTATTTCCGTGAATTCTTGAATTGATTGTAATTCTAATTCAATCTCATCGAGTGAAGCGATTAAATTTTGCATCTCTAAAAAGGATTTTTATTAAATTCTAAAATTTGATTGTTGTTTGCAACGTGTACAATTTTACCCGTTGCTTCTTCTATTACTTTTTTAAATTTTCGCTCATCGGAATTACTATCTGATAAGTGAATAAGTACTATTTTCTGTACTTGAGAAAGGTCATTAGCTAATAATGTTTTTCTGCAAGTATCAAGGCTCATGTGAGATTTTAATATTCTGTGATACAAGCTATGATTCATTTTACCTTCTTTAAATCTTGAATTAATAATATCGTTGCAAAAATTTGCTTCTATTATAATATTATTAAATTGCATAACTCCTTTAAAAATAGGTTTACACACTAGGGAGTCAGTTAAAAATAGTACTAAACCACAATCTTTATGATAAATTACAAAACCTAAAGGGTCTACACAAGGTTTTAAGTCTGCATTACAATGAACTGCTTCAAATGGGTAAACTTGAAACCCTTTGCCAAGATTATTAAACTTGTATTTGATTAAATTTTTTGCGTTATGATTTTTAATAGAAAATAGATTAAATAGTTTTTCACTTGAATAAACAGTAACAGCGTTATTTAACGCTTCATTTATAAATTTTCCATTTAATCCTGAATGATCGTTATGTTCATGTGTAACCAAAGCGCCTACCACCTTACTTAAATCAAAATTTAAAGCTTCTTTAATCTTGGAAAAATTAAGCCCCAATTCTATGATTAGGGCTTCTTTTTCATTTTCTAGGATGTAGCAATTACCTACTGATCCTGTGCTAAGTATTTTGAGTTGCATTTATGATTATTTTTTATTTTTAAAAATCACCTCTAAACACAAATAAATAAACAAAGCAATTAGGAAAGCTGTAAAGCTATGATCTTCAATAACTGTGAAAAACTCATCCATTACACAAAAGGTGGTTCATTTGGAAATTGCATTTCGGTTGTATTTTCTCCTACAACTTCACCATTTGAAACATCAACTACTTCGTCAACAACTTGTGCTTCTTCAAAATCTAAGGGCTCTGAATTAGCATTTTGTTGAATTGTTTGCTTTACTTCGCTTTCAGTTGGAGAAAGTTTAGCTGCCTCTTCCTCTTCGCTTTCCATTAATGCAGAATCATCTGACGAACGAATAATTAATTTACAAGCTCGATTGATAA